GTGGCACTCCCCCCCCTGTCGCGTTCGCTCGTTCGCTGGCTCGATTGGGGGGGTGGCAGCTCAAAGAGCTGCCAGACGACGGCCCTCTGGGCCGTCGCCCCCCCAATCGAGCCAGCGAACGAGCGAACGCGACAGGGGGGGGAGTGCCACACTCTCTAGCAAGGGGGTTTTGTAGGTGGTGATGTCATTGTTGATGTCATTATAGTTGTCACGCGATAGTTAATGATTAACAGTCATGTGATGTGTGTTATCCAATAGGATGAAAGCGCGCGAATGAGATCTCGCGAGACTTCCGGGGTATAAAAGGGGTGAGTGAACGAGCCCGCCGCCATTCTCTGCTCTGGACTGCTAGAGGACCCTCGCTGCCATGGCTACCTTCTATGAAGTCATTGTTCGCGTTCCATTTGATGTGGAAGAGCACCTGCCTGGAATTTCTGACAACTTTGTAGACTGGGTAACTGGTCAAATTTGGGAGCTGCCTCCCGAGTCAGATTTGAATTTGACTCTGATTGAGCAGCCTCAGCTGACGGTGGCTGACAGAATTCGCCGCGTGTTCCTGTACGAGTGGAACAAATTTTCCAAGCAGGAGAGCAAATTCTTTGTGCAGTTTGAAAAGGGATCTGAATATTTTCATCTGCACACGCTCGTGGAGACCTCCGGCATCTCTTCTATGGTCCTTGGCCGCTACGTGAGTCAGATTCGCGCCCAGCTGGTGAAGGTGGTGTTCCAGAACATTGAGCCGCGGATTAACGACTGGGTCGCCATCACCAAGGTAAAGAAGGGCGGAGCCAATAAGGTGGTGGATTCTGGGTATATTCCCGCCTACCTGCTGCCGAAGGTCCAACCAGAGCTTCAGTGGGCGTGGACTAACCTCGAAGAGTATAAATTGGCCGCCCTCAATCTGGAGGAGCGCAAACGGCTCGTCGCTCAGTTTCAGCTTGAGTCCTCGCAGCGCTCGCAAGAGGCATCTTCCCAGAGGGACGTTTCGGCTGACCCGGTCATCAAGAGCAAGACTTCCCAGAAATACATGGCGCTGGTAAGCTGGCTGGTGGAACATGGCATCACTTCCGAGAAGCAGTGGATTCAGGAGAATCAGGAGAGCTACCTGTCCTTCAACTCCACGGGAAACTCTCGGAGCCAGATTAAAGCCGCGCTTGACAACGCGTCAAAAATTATGAGTCTGACCAAATCTGCCTCAGACTATCTCGTGGGACAGACTGTTCCAGAGGACATTTCTGAAAACAGAATCTGGCAGATTTTTGATCTCAACGGCTACGACCCGGCATACGCGGGCTCTGTTCTCTACGGCTGGTGCACTCGCGCCTTTGGAAAGAGGAACACCGTCTGGCTGTATGGACCCGCGACCACCGGAAAGACCAACATCGCGGAAGCCATCTCTCACACCGTGCCCTTTTATGGCTGTGTGAACTGGACTAATGAGAACTTTCCCTTTAATGACTGTGTGGAAAAAATGTTGATCTGGTGGGAGGAGGGAAAGATGACCAGCAAGGTGGTGGAACCCGCCAAGGCCATCTTGGGGGGGTCTAGAGTACGAGTGGATCAAAAATGTAAATCCTCTGTACAAGTAGACTCTACCCCGGTGATTATCACCTCCAATACTAACATGTGTGTGGTGGTGGATGGGAACTCCACGACCTTTGAACACCAGCAGCCGCTGGAAGACCGCATGTTCAGATTTGAACTCATGCGGCGGCTCCCGCCAGATTTTGGCAAGATTACCAAGCAGGAAGTCAAAGACTTTTTTGCTTGGGCAAAGGTCAACCAGGTGCCGGTGACTCACGAGTTTATGGTTCCCAAGAAAGTGGCGGGAACTGAGAGGGCGGAGACTTCTAGAAAACGCCCACTGGATGACGTCACCAATACCAACTATAAAAGTCCGGAGAAGCGGGCCCGGCTCTCAGTTGTTCCTGAGACGCCTCGCAGTTCAGACGTGCCTGTAGAGCCCGCTCCTCTGCGACCTCTCAACTGGTCTTCCAGGTATGAATGCAGATGTGACTATCATGCTAAATTTGACTCTGTAACGGGGGAATGTGACGAGTGTGAATATTTGAATCGGGGCAAAAATGGCTGTATCTTTCATAATGCTACACATTGTCAAATTTGTCACGCTGTTCCTCCATGGGAAAAGGAAAATGTGTCAGATTTTAATGATTTTGATGACTGTAATAAAGAGCAGTAAATAAAGTGAGTAGTCATGTCTTTTGTTGACCACCCTCCAGATTGGTTGGAATCGATCGGCGACGGCTTTCGTGAATTTCTCGGCCTTGAGGCGGGTCCCCCGAAACCCAAGGCCAATCAACAGAAGCAAGATAACGCTCGAGGTCTTGTGCTTCCTGGGTACAAGTATCTTGGTCCTGGGAACGGCCTTGATAAGGGCGATCCTGTCAATTTTGCTGACGAGGTTGCCCGAGAGCACGACCTCTCCTACCAGAAACAGCTTGAGGCGGGCGATAACCCTTACCTCAAGTACAACCACGCGGACGCAGAGTTTCAGGAGAAACTCGCTTCTGACACTTCTTTTGGGGGAAACCTTGGGAAGGCTGTTTTCCAGGCTAAAAAGAGGATTCTCGAACCTCTTGGCCTGGTTGAGACGCCGGATAAAACGGCGCCTGCGGCAAAAAAGAGGCCTCTAGAGCAGAGTCCTCAAGAGCCAGACTCCTCGAGCGGAGTTGGCAAGAAAGGCAAACAGCCTGCCAGAAAGAGACTCAACTTTGACGACGAACCTGGAGCCGGAGACGGGCCTCCCCCAGAAGGACCATCTTCCGGAGCTATGTCTACTGAGACTGAAATGCGTGCAGCAGCTGGCGGAAATGGTGGCGATGCGGGACAAGGTGCCGAGGGAGTGGGTAATGCCTCCGGTGATTGGCATTGCGATTCCACTTGGTCAGAGAGCCACGTCACCACCACCTCAACCCGCACCTGGGTCCTGCCGACCTACAACAACCACCTGTACCTGCGGCTCGGCTCGAGCAACGCCAGCGACACCTTCAACGGATTCTCCACCCCCTGGGGATACTTTGACTTTAACCGCTTCCACTGCCACTTCTCGCCAAGAGACTGGCAAAGGCTCATCAACAACCACTGGGGACTGCGCCCCAAAAGCATGCAAGTCCGCATCTTCAACATCCAAGTTAAGGAGGTCACGACGTCTAACGGGGAGACGACCGTATCCAACAACCTCACCAGCACGGTCCAGATCTTTGCGGACAGCACGTACGAGCTCCCGTACGTGATGGATGCAGGTCAGGAGGGCAGCTTGCCTCCTTTCCCCAACGACGTGTTCATGGTGCCTCAGTACGGGTACTGCGGACTGGTAACCGGAGGCAGCTCTCAAAACCAGACAGACAGAAATGCCTTCTACTGTCTGGAGTACTTTCCCAGCCAGATGCTGAGAACCGGAAACAACTTTGAGATGGTGTACAAGTTTGAAAACGTGCCCTTCCACTCCATGTACGCTCACAGCCAGAGCCTGGATAGGCTGATGAACCCGCTGCTGGACCAGTACCTGTGGGAGCTCCAGTCTACCACCTCTGGAGGAACTCTCAACCAGGGCAATTCAGCCACCAACTTTGCCAAGCTGACCAAAACAAACTTTTCTGGCTACCGCAAAAACTGGCTCCCGGGGCCCATGATGAAGCAGCAGAGATTCTCCAAGACTGCCAGTCAAAACTACAAGATTCCCCAGGGAAGAAACAACAGTCTGCTCCATTATGAGACCAGAACTACCCTCGACGGAAGATGGAGCAATTTTGCCCCGGGAACGGCCATGGCAACCGCAGCCAACGACGCCACCGACTTCTCTCAGGCCCAGCTCATCTTTGCGGGGCCCAACATCACCGGCAACACCACCACAGATGCCAATAACCTGATGTTCACTTCAGAAGATGAACTTAGGGCCACCAACCCCCGGGACACTGACCTGTTTGGCCACCTGGCAACCAACCAGCAAAACGCCACCACCGTTCCTACCGTAGACGACGTGGACGGAGTCGGCGTGTACCCGGGAATGGTGTGGCAGGACAGAGACATTTACTACCAAGGGCCCATTTGGGCCAAAATTCCACACACGGATGGACACTTTCACCCGTCTCCTCTCATTGGCGGATTTGGACTGAAAAGCCCGCCTCCACAAATATTCATCAAAAACACTCCTGTACCCGCCAATCCCGCAACGACCTTCTCTCCGGCCAGAATCAACAGCTTCATCACCCAGTACAGCACCGGACAGGTGGCTGTCAAAATAGAATGGGAAATCCAGAAGGAGCGGTCCAAGAGATGGAACCCAGAGGTCCAGTTCACGTCCAACTACGGAGCACAGGACTCGCTTCTCTGGGCTCCCGACAACGCCGGAGCCTACAAAGAGCCCAGGGCCATTGGATCCCGATACCTCACCAACCACCTCTAGCCCAATTCTGTTGCATACCCTCAATAAACCGTGTATTCGTTTCAGTAAAATACTGCCTCTTGTGGTCATTCGGCGTACAACAGCTTACAACAACAACAAAACCCCCTTGCTAGAGAGTGTGGCACTCCCCCCCCTGTCGCGTTCGCTCGTTCGCTGGCTCGATTGGGGGGGTGGCAGCTCAAAGAGCTGCCAGACGACGGCCCTCTGGGCCGTCGCCCCCCCAATCGAGCCAGCGAACGAGCGAACGCGACAGGGGGGGGAGTGCCA